TTCAATCTGCGATTTTCAAGGGATAATGCTATAAGTCTTTTTCTTACATATTTGAAGATTCGCAAGAGGGATTTCATTGAATCTTTGCACCTTTACTCATATTTTTAAAAGCTTCCAAAGGTCTTAAATTTTTATAATAAAAACAAGCTTTTTGTCCTTTTATAGAACTTAAATCAAAAGAAGCACAAGGTTTAATATGGTCTAAATGCCATTTTCCATGATTATTCCAATTCATCCAAGACTCAAATTGATTTTCAATATGATTCATAAATGTTTCTACACTATCAACACCTAATAAAATTAATGTTGATGCTAATTGTGTTGTATTTCTCCTCTTTAAAACTGTCCATATTCTACTTCTTAAAATATTTCTCATTTTAAAATTAGGTTCATTTTTTCTTCTATTTTTTAATTGTAATAGAATTTTTGGTCTATGTTTTTTTTTATAAGTTTTATTATAGTTTTTTTTCCAAATCTTATGTTTTATTAAACTATCAGGATTATTAGCCCAATATCTCTCTTGTCGTTCCTTATCTCTTTTGTAGTTTCTTCTTTTATATAACCTATTCCATTTTTTTCGTTTGGGAGTCTGGTTATATAATTTACTATATGCTCTGCGTTTTTCTATAAAAGCTTCTGTATTTTTAACCTTTTGATAATATAGCATTTTCTTAATTTTTAATTTTTCATAATTTTTAAGTCTGTATTTTCTATCAGATTCTTTCTTTCTATTTTTGAATATCTGTGTATGTCTATTTTTAAGATAATATGCTTTAGATGGCATAACTAATAATCCTTTAAAGGTTCATCTTTCCACTTATGCTTTAAATACTTCTTACCATTAGATTTTTTCCTTAAAATCACATAATGATCTTCAGTACCTATTTCTTCGTATTCCTTGCTAGACTTCTTATTAACATTTTTATTACTACTATTTAGTATATGATGTTTATTAGTATGTGTAGTTAGTATTTGTTGCGATAGGTGGTTGGGAGGTGGTTGCTGGTTATCCACATACTGAAATTCATCGTAATTTACAAGCTTAATTAGGGTTACTTTTCGGTTGGGGTGGTTAGAGGTGGGCTGTAGGTGGTTGGTTCTAGTGGTTATCATTTTTCTACGCACTAGACGTAGTATGAAAGTACGCATCTCACTATAACTCATTTTAAATCTTTTAGCATTAATTCTTAAAGGGAATATTAACTCCCCTCTTCTGACGAATATCTTGTTATTTAAAAACATTAAATCCTTATCCTGATGGGAAGCTGAAGAAATCATATAGATCCAGCAAGAAGCTTGTAATAGGTTCTTAAACACAGGATGTTGCCAAATATTACGATAGCAGATAAAATACCCAGATTTTCTACTCATAAACCCCTTTCTTTAGGATATGGATAAGTTTTAACTTTAAGCATTTTTTTTAATTCTCTAGTTTCTTTACGATTCTTACCTAAAATGTATGCGTATTTATGTTTAGATAATGATTGTCTTTTTTGGCATTTATTTTGATGTTGTTTTCTTGCGGCTTTTAACTTCAAAGCAACATCTTCAGGAATATTATGCCAATTAATTTTTCTATAATTTTGTTTAGCACCAACATATTTATACCAAGATTTTTGCCATTTAATATTTAACAATTTGGCATATCTAATAATTTGGCTTCTATCTGAAAAACCATTAACACCAAACCAACCCCTTTTAGGATTAGCATTATCAAAAAATTGCAATTTACCACCAAAAGAATTACCTAAATATAAAAAATTACAAGCTTGATAAATAGTACCCAATTCTTTAGCTTCAGGATCAGAATAAGCTGTAAAAATTCTAAACTCTGTATGTTTAACCATAAATTTAATTGATTTCATTATTAACCAAGAAGCTAAATTTTTTGGCGACCAAGATACACAAGCACCTCTTGATATTAATTTTTCTATATTTTTATTTTCTTTACCTAATAAATACGAAAAGGTGTTTGGAGTTGATAATACAATAACACCAGCAAGAATATTATTTAATTTTAATCTAGCAACAAATCTATGAGTAATCCATATTGGCATTTTACCTAACCATTCGTGTCTTTCTATAAATTTTGAAATTTCATAACATTTAAACTTGTTAGTTTTATCTACATATTCAAAATTAAAATCTTTAGTAGTAAGTGTTTTAACTATATCCTCTGTCAAATTAGCTTCTTTTAAATCATTATTGTAATTTTTAAGTCTAATTTCATATTGCCAACAATGATTTTTTTTAAATTCGTTATATCTCTTCTGAATTTCCACTTAATCTCCTCTTAACAATTTCTAATAATTCCTTTTCACTTCCATATTTTTTTTCAAATGCTTTTTTATTATTATGAATACTAAATTGGCCCTGATGATGAAAATGGCAAAGTGGGATTGTTTCGTAATGGCTTGATCTTCTACCAATGCCTGTGCCTTTAGGTCTAATGTGATGCACATTAGCTGGTCTTTCACAAATCAAGCAACCCATTGCAGCTACCTTATTTAAATGTTCACGTTCTTTTTTATTCGCCATACTATTGCTGTCTTTCCATAAGGGGTTTCTCGTCTTTTACCAGAATCCTCAACCAAATCTAATACCTGAAGCTCCCTACATCTTGCACATACAGAGCTTAATGTCATTTCCAATTCTTCTGCTATTTCATAATTAGTAGAAGCTTGGGTTTTTAAGAACTTAAATACTCGTTCTCTTTTAGTAAGTAATTTTGGCTTTTGTTTGTTGAATGCCGATCTTGAAGTATCGGTATAGTTGTGAGCTGCGTAATCTAACTCTAATTGTTTATTCATTATCTCCTCCCTAAAGGCGGAAGCAAGGGAGTCGCCTCCGCCTATGTTTTATAATTAATTTTAGAGATAATTATATCTTCTTATAACAATTTTTTTAATTAAAACAAATTATCTCTATTGATTCGTTTTACATGAATAATTTTAATAAATCAATACAACTATGGTGTAAAATAAGGCAAGAATAGTAAAAAAGCTAGGTTTTATGCGGTTTTTTTATATATTGACTAAATACAACTAAAATATTAAGTTGTTTATATGTTTAATAAATTGGGAGATATAAAAAATGTATAAAGTTCTTGAAAAGAAAACATTTAATCAGCTTCCTGAAAAACAAAAGCTGATTGAAATAGAAGCTAATTGTAAAAATTATCAAACTTTATTTCAAGACGAAGAAAGTCATAAAGGTTTAAAATGGCAAGATTATAAACCTGAAATAACAAAACATCTTGAAGAAAAATATAATGGTGAAGATGGTAAAGAATCTTTTTATTATAAAATACATGAAAAATATTATGTAAAAAGATTTAACGACCATATTGATAGAGTGTTTTGGCAAGAGGGAGATAATTGTGATGAGGGGGCAATATGAAACTAAAAGACTTTAGTGCTGTTAAAGAGTTTTCAAAACAATTTAACAGAATATTTACACCACAAACAACATTCGGAGATATTGCTAAAGTAAAAGCAGAACAAAATTCTACTGGTAATTTAATGGGTTCTCATGTTGCAGAACATTTAAAAGACCAGCAAGAATACGCAGCTAAACTAATAACAAAGGAGAAGTTATAGTGGATAGTGTTAAAGAACTCAAAGCAAACCAAAAGTACACAAAGGTCGTAGAGCAGCTTAAAAAGACCGAAGAAAAACTTTTAGTTTTGCGTGAGAAAAAAAGACAACTAGCAACTAACATTCATGATACGTTCCATGAACCTAACGTGAATTTAACTGCTGGTAATTAAATAAAAAGGAGATAATTATGAAAAAGGTAATGGGAGTTATAGTATTCTGCACTCTATTAAATGCTTGTGCATCATACACACCAATCGTTGATACAAAAGGGAAAGCTAGATTTGAAACAAGTAATGCTGAAGAGTTAAGCAATGATAAAATACTTTGTGCCAAACTAGCCAAAAACAATTCATCATTTTTCGGTAATATAGGTTTTTGGATTACAAGTCCTGAAGCTGATACTCAATATACTGACATTTATAGAAAATGTATGGTGGGTAGAAATCATCAGGTCTTAAACTAGAAAGGAAATATGAGAAAAAATAAATACAACAAAGAACAATCCTATCAAGGAGCTGTCAATATGCTGAATAGAATAAAAAGTCATTATAACAATGGCTGGTTTTCAAGAAGCGATTTTACGCACTATATGGGATTTAAGATTAAAGAAATTCGGTTAGATTTAAACAAAACTCAAACCGATTTATCCAAAGCTTGTGATTGCACATTTCAACAAATTCAAAAATATGAAAATGGTGTAAATACAATCTCTTTGTATAAACTACTATTATTAACTCGTTTTTTTAATAAGGTTATTAAAGAAGTTAATAAAAACACAGAAAACAAAAAACCTTATATTGGAGTTGAAACATTTACAAATCCAATTACACAATTAATTAATGGAGGAGATAGTGATAATAAAAGCTAAAGATAAGAATGGAAACCTTATTGAATTTAATCCTAAAGGTGGGAGATATAGATATAAGGTTAATGGAGAACCTAAAAAGGGAGTGACTTCCTTAATAGGAGAAAGGTCAGGGAAAGGTGCTTTAATGTGGTGGAGTGAACATATTGTTTATCAAGCTTTAAGTAATAAGTTTAAAGCTATGGGTAAGCCAATAGATTTTTCCCAGCAATTTACTGACGACCTAAAAGCTAAAGTAAAAACTTTAAAAGAAGAAGCGAGTTCTATTGGTACAAATCTGCATAAACTTGCAGAATGTTATGTAACCAAACAAGACTTTGCTTTACCTGAAACTGAACCTTTAAAAACTATGTTTTTTAAATTTAAAGCTTATTGGGATAAGTCAGGGTTTAAAGCTATGGACACAGAAAAAACAATGTATAGTACAGATTTAGATGTGTGCGGTACTTGTGATATGATTGTGACCAAACCATCGTGGAAAGGTAAATATGGAATATTAGATATAAAAACTTCTAAAGATTTTTATTTTGATATGCCTATTCAACTACACACTTATAAAAAACTTTGTGAAGATTCAACTGACTATAAGATAGACTATTTAGCAGTATTGAATGTTCCTAAAGAACCAGCCAAAGATGTTTCATTAATGTCTTATAAAATCACACCTAAATATTTAAAAGCTTTTAAAGCTTGTAAGTATATTAATGCGATTGAAGAAGATTTTAAGAAACGAATGAATGAGTACAATAAATTAAGGAGTAAAAAATATGCAAAATAAATATAGTATGCCCTTTTGTGGGTTACAATTAAAGTTATTTGAAACAGGAAAGAAAGCTCCAAGTTTTGAATATCAAGCATCGTCATCGAAAGCTAAATTCCAATGCAGCTTAACCAAAAAACTATATGGATTAAGTGAAGTAATGAATTGGTATAAAACACCTGAAGTACAAGCTTATGCCCAACAAGGTTATATGCTAAAATGGGGAAGTCGAATACAAGATGCTAAAGAAACTAAATATGGTGCTGACACAGAGCAAGTAGTTTGTATCTATATGGTTAAACCCTATAAATCAGGTGCGATAGATGGAATGAAAAAGATACAAGTTCCACCTGTTCAAGCACAACCAACACCTCAACCCCAAGCTATACAAACACAGCAAATTAAGGTAGAAGAGAATCAGGAGGAATTTGATGACCCAATTCCTTTTTAATTATGCAAGAACACAACGAAATCCTGTTGTTAAAAAAAGAGTTGGATTTAAAAAATGATGAAATCCAACTTCTCAATCTTGAAAATCAAAGACTTATTGAAATTGAACAATCCCATAAAAAGTTAAATGGAGAATTAAGACTTCAATTAGTTCAAGAGATTGAAAAGGTTAAAAAGGAAGCGGATAGATTAATGATGAAAAAAATTACTAAATACGAAAAAAAAATTAGAGAACTTAAAAAATATGCAGAAGATATGTATAATTACCCATAGGAGATAACATGGACACACTTAATCTAAATAGTAAAGCAGCATATAAAAGAATGACAGAAGCTTCTAATCAATGGAGTGAATGGGCAGAGAAAGTTATTTTATTAGATGAGGGTCGCAAAGCTACCTTTTCTAAATGCTTTGCCAAACATAAACTAACCTGTAAATCAATCGCAGAAGCCGAACATAAAGCTAGAACCGACACTGAATATCAAAACATTATCAAAAGCTATGCCCACGCAGAAGGGCAGCTTATTAAAGCTAAACTGAATTATAATAATTTAGATCGCTATTTATCTGTTAGACAAACAGAGGTAAAAAGAGATTTAACCCTTGCTAGTAAGCAAGAGGGATAGAAATTCAGACTCTGCCTAGCGGTATTTCTGAATCCACTTGGGCGGCATTAATGTCCTTTCTGTTGCCCTTGTGGTATAAAGGAGGAGCAATGGACTACTTATATATAAATGAAAAAGGTAAGTACGAAAGAATGGAAAACCGAAAAGAATTAAAAAGATCAGTATTCTTTTTATTAGGTTTAAGCTTCTTATGCTTACTATTAGGATTTGGTTATTTAGTGCTTAATAATTTCTAATCCTGTTAAATCAGTTTTAGAAGTTATTTCTTTAGTATTATAATGATGATCTAAAACAAATGCGTCAGGGTGTTTGTTTAGTTCATGTAAGGTTCTTTTGACTCTAGGGAAATGTGGTTTCTCATCTATAAAAATAAATGAAGCATAACATCCTAAAGGAGTATGATAACTATGCAGCTTAACATCTAGCTCTGTAATGACATAATCAATAGGATTGCTGACTACCTTTTTCTTTTCTTTTTTTTTAAACCAACTTGTTCCTAGCATTATTTTTTCTTGTTCCTATTCAATACTTTGTCTGTCATTTTAGTTGAGAATGTAGCTGTAAAAACAATAATTACAAGATACCATACAGAGTCAGGGAGGTCATTTATAATTCTAACCCATTCCTCAAAGTTTCCTCTTGTACTTTCAAACCAACCTGTACTTAACATTCCTATTAGCCAGATAAGTAAAATCTCATCTTTCCAACTTTTATCTTGTGATTTAATTCTAGCAACATCAACTTCTTTACAAGCTTCTATTTCTGCTTGTCTAATAGTTTTAACTTTTTCAGCTTTGTGTTTAAAATGGTCTGTTACTTTATTAAATGCCATTTTAGTTATTGGATTGTTTATAAGTTTAAACCACATTATTTTTTTTCCATTTCTTATATCCATCTACCCAAGATTCTTGTTTTGGGTTTTCTTTTAATTCCTTACCAAGTTTGGCATAATGAATAATTTTGTTATATCTTTCTTCATCTGTTTCGCCCTCTTTATTACGAGTTGCATACTTCACAATATTGCCATCAATAAAGTTAAGCTTATTAGCCACGATGTATTCTATTGGCTGGATAGCATTATCTAGGTAATGGTTACCCCCACTTTGTTCTTTTAACGCAGTCTGTGGGCTTGTATGTTCGTTTAAAGTACCATTTTTGT